CCCCGCCCCCAGGGGGCTTTGCCTCCCAGGGGGCGCTGCGGCTTTCCCCACCACGGCGATCCCGGCCAACCCGCCCGCCGCTGCAACCGCGTAAACAATGTTCGGGCCGCTCGGCAGTCCATTGCCAGGGCATCCCGGAATTGACGACGCAGCGCTGGAGGATGTTTGTGTTCCGGCATAGCCGCCAAGCCCACCGGGGCATGAGAGCGCAGCAAACGAGCCAAACGGGCCGAATGTGGTGGCGCCTCCGGNCCCGCCCGCCTTGCCAGTCACACCAACGCCACCAACGCCGATGCTGATCGGGATCTGCTGACCAGGAGTGACGGGGAAGATCGCCTCTACATAGGCACCCGCGCCACCGCTTGAAGCGCAGGAAGATCCATTGCCGCCGGTGTTATCAGCGCTCCCCCCAGCCGCCCCGCCCGCCGCCTGGAGGCGAACACGAATTTTATAGACGCCAGCCGGGACTGTGTAAGTCTGGGACGATGTAATGACGGTCGTATTGAGATAACGACCGGGGTTAAATTGTGCCGCATACGTCTCGGTCGCCAGTCCTGCGAACAGATTGACCCACGACGCGCCAGACTCACCGGGTGTGATCAGGTTGTTGTCGGCGGTGGATACCCAGAAGAGGCCGGTGGTGGTGGGGTCGGCGACGACACAGCCCTGAGGGTAGCCGCCGACTGCCTGCGCAAAGGCGGCCGAAAAGGGCGGAAACACGCCGCTTTCGTAGTTCTGCGCGGCCGTCGCAAGCATCCGGAGCGCGCCGTTCATGTCCTCTCCGAACATGAATGACCCCCCGGCTTCAGGCGCCACGAACGTTGCCGGAGGGAAGCCAAGGTTAAGGGAAGCCCGGCCAAGCGCGTTGGAAGTACCGGGGATTGGATACTGCAGGTGCGTGCTATCGGCCCCGGCCCCCCAGACAGTGGGGAACTGCGGTGAGAAGTCGGTTTTCTTCATTGGTTTCCTGCCCGGCTGCTGCCGTCATTCCTCGAAGGAGTAGGAGACGTTCACGCCCGAAGGCTGGGGCAGAACCCCGGAACGATAGATGATCGACAACTGCACCGGTGTCGGCACGAAGTCGAAGCGATAAGTCATCGTCATGTTCTGACCGTCGATGACGTAACAGCGCCCGGAATCACCGAAGAGCGTCATGAGGATGTTGTTCAGCGACGTGATCGAGCAGTCGGTGATATTCGCGGCTGCCTTGGCGAAGATCAGCTTGCGATAGGCATCATCCGTGAGCGCGACATTCGTGGTCGTCGTCTGGCCGCTGTACCAAATGCCTGCGTTGAATTCGCGGATCGCTGTCGATGTGCCGTTGGCAGCCGCTTCATCGAAGCCGATATACCCGCTCTCTGTAACCTGCAAGACGCGCCCGACACCGACAATGCGGCCCCACACGTCGAGGCCCCAGCCAGTCGCAGTTGAGGGGTTCCAAACCTGATTATACCAGAGGTCGAAGAACGCCTCCGGATCAATCGCCTCAGCAAAGGATTGAATGATCGTGCAGAGCCGGGGCGAGTTGGAATACTGCGAAAGGATGGTGTCATAGATATCCATCGCATCACACCAGCGTCAGAGAGATGTTCCCGGCTGCCATGGTCGGCACCTGCGCCATTGTCATCGTGACCAGGTTCTGATTGGCGCGGAGGCGCGGTGCCGATTTGCAGCGTCACCAGCCGCGCCCATGTTCCGAGGGACATGATCGCGCAGCCAAACTGGCTGGCATAGATCGTACTGGCGATCGTGGGACGCAGGCCGGAACTACCACCAGAGGCGAACTGCGCCAGAACAGCATTCTGGATCTGGGTGAGGGCATCGGAAGGCACATCGACGCCGTTCTTGATGGTCACGGCCAGATAGACTGGCGTGGCCTGTGCCACTGCATAGTTGATCGTATAGGTTGGCCCGTTGCCGTTATAGACGGCTGCCGGATCCTGAACCTGCACGCTCGTTCCGCCCGTTGTGCCGCAACCAGGGCTTTTTTTCTGCATGATCGCGAGGCCAATGTCAGCAGGTGCGCCACCCGCTACGCAGCAATACACGCTGTTGGCCGGCACACTTACGCCGTTATAAGTGACTGCCGCCGTTGTCCCGTTACTGTACGCATAGGCATCCGTGACGCTGCTCAGCTTGAGAACCTGCCCAAGGATCGAGGCGGTTTGGCTAGTCGAGTTGGCAGAAACCGAGTTGTTCCGCCGCTCTTCGAAAGCAATCCGGCCTTCTGCGTCAGACCCCAGAACGCCAGGCGAGGCGTTGGACACCGACGAGACGCCAGCCGTGTATTGGTAGAGCGACAGGGAATTGGCAGAGCAGGCGAGGGCGCCTGTCTCGGTGTTCGCCACCGTGGCCGAGGCCGTGCCGCCAGCCGGGATCGTCACGTCAGCCGTCAGGGCGTATTGATAGACGCCATCCGTTGCGATGACGCTGCCCGACGCAACGACCTGCCCAGCCGTCCCCACGATCGACACAGCAACGGTTGTGGCCGTCGCCGGAACGCGGGTCATGAAATAGATGTTGCCGATTGCATCCTGCATCCGGCCAGAGGCAACCTTGGGGTCAACGCCGTTCGCGACTGCCAGAATGGCGTCATAGCAGTTGCCGATCGCCGCTGCCTCTGACGTGGCAATCTGACCCTGAGGCGTGGACAGATCCTGATTGACGTTCCCGCCCATAGCGGCGCTGATATCCGTCAGCGCACCCGTCAGAACGTCCAGTTCATCAGGCGCAACCACGCCTGCGCTCGTAATCGTGAGCGCCGGAATCGAGGTGGTGCCGCTAGAACTGGACATCGAGCGTTTCGCCTGTCGTCAGGGTGATTTGCATGATACCGGAAAGGCTGCGGTCGCCGCCCAGTCGGGACACGACGCACGAGGCGTCCTGAACCAGCGGAACAGTGCGAGCGGCAGCTTCAGCGAGGCGCTGGAAGATCGGGACGGATTGCGACTTGCCGAGGATCTGAGCCTGATACGGCAAGCCTTTTGACGTGTCGTAGTAGCATTCGCCCTGGAACACGCGGATGGCGTTGGATACGTCCTGAAGCACCGAATAGGGCTCGGAACAAATCGCGATATTGCCCGATCGGTCGAGCACGAGGTCCCATTCCGTGCGGTCAAGCAGGAGGGATTGCATCGCTGATTTCCTTGGGACTGGCCGGATTATCGGCAGACTATCGGTTTATGGCACGCTGTTTGGTCAAAGTACAGCGAAACAGGGTCACTGCGGCTTGCCGGTCGAGCCGCTGCCTGTCTGCACACCCGTATGCGTGTGATTGTCGAGGGAGATGCCGTTGCCGGTTACGTCTCCGGTGGCCGTGATAGGCCCGTCGACCTTGAGACCGCAGGCGATCTCAGCGGCGTTCGCTTCGATGCGAACAGTGCCCGGTGAGACGATCCGGATGCCGTTGCCATTCATGATGATAAACTGATTAGGCGCACCGTTCAGAAACCCGCCTACATAGACGCAATCGCTCATGGAGTGCATGCGGAACGAGCCCGGAGCCGAGGGCTGGCGTGACGTGATGACATTCTGAATATCGCGGCCCGACACCATCACATAGCCGATATCTCCCACCATGGGGTCGATGATCAGCGCCGAGGTGCCGCCCTGTACGCGCAGGTAAGGAACGCCCGTTATGACGCCATGCGGGTACGTCTTGCCCTGGCCGTCCTGCATGTGAACCATGGGCTGCACATCCACCTGACCCACCAGAGACGCGCCGCCGCCGTGGACGGCTTTGACTTGGACGAGGATGGGGGTGCCCATGGCGGATATGGCCCGATCAACGGCGGCGTCAATCGCGCTTCCATTGGTCAGCCCTGCGAACGTACTCTGGGGTGAGACATGATCAACCATTGTACGAGATGTTCCCTGCGTAATCGGTTCTCATCGCTTCGACGCGCGTGAACCATCGGCCATTGGGGATTTCGCTATCGAGTTCGTGCGTGACCATCTGCGCGACCCATGTGCCGTTGACCGGCATCGGGGCCACCTGTCCGGCCTGATTGTTTACCCAGGCAGCAGGCAGATACGCGCTGTCGATTGCGAAGGTGTTCATGAATTGCAGGCGGTGGTCGAACAGCGTGACGAGAGAGACGCCGTAATTGCTATAGGCCGGATAGCCGATCATTCCTGTCTTGGCGCTGACCTTGGGGATCGTCTTGCCCTGCAAGTCCTTGAGATTGTTCGACCAGATCGTGACCTGATACGGGCTGGCTTGGCCTGTAGTGCCAAGCATGGGGATCGCATAGATGAATTTGTAGGTCTTTTTCAGGGCCTCGATCTGGTCAGTCATCGAACCGTGCAGATATGTCGGCCCCTTCGCTTTGGCGCTGACACCATAATTTACGAAGGAATATCCGGCGTCCGAAGCAATTTGCGAGATCATCCCCGCCAAACTCGCGCCTGCTGGGAACGAGTGCGGGTCGATCACATTCATATTTGGCCCCACAACGTCATAAGAGACGATGTTGAACGCAGGCTCTGGCGCTGTTGAAAAATCAGCAAAAGCAGAGGAAATGATGCCATTGAAAATGGTCGTCATTCCCGCCTCATCGTCGCCAGCCTCGATCATGATGCTGTTTAGCGTGGTGCGCGTCAGATCGCTCAGGACGCCAGGAATCCGAGACGGCATGAGTGACATGCGGTTCATCAAGGGAAGCGGCAGATTGTAGATGCGAACGTTCGCCGCCGATCCCATGCGCAATCCAGCGTTGGTCACGTCAACCTGGCACCGGTAGCCGGTCAGCTTTTCTTGATCGACCACGCCGCCCGCAGCCTGGCCGCCAGAGCGCACCGTGAACGTGATGTCGATTTTCTTCTTGGTGAAACTGCGCGGCAAGCTGCCGCCATAACTCGCGTAGGAACTGAGCGAACCAGACATCACGCCCCCGAATAGAACAGGAACCAGCGTGTCCCGAAGCCTGAGTAGTCAGGATCGTCGGAGCCTTGCAGGTCGATGAAAGCAAAATCCCCAGGCAAGCCCAGATAGGCCGCTCTCACGATGTAAGTATCAGTCAGCGCCAGGGCGCCAGCCACCACCTGAACATCATTCAGCCAGACATTGAGATAGACACCTGTCCGGCGTTGCTGCACGTCCAGGCGGATGTTCTGGCCATCCAGCACGATGTTGAGTGTTTGATAGGGGGTCGCTGTGAGTGGTATGATTCCAGTCATAGGCCTGATATCCGATCCATGATCCCGGCGAGGTCCGGCGCGCCGCTGGGGAGAGACTGAAGCTGCACCTGACCGGATTGAACCGGCACGGCTGCCGAGACTGATTGTGCAGAGGTGTTTTTATACCCCTGTGTCGCACCGCTTCGGATTTCCTGGAGCATGATCTCCGCCACGGGCATTGTGATGCCCTCACGTTCTGTTCTCCGGAAGCGATAGCCGACGATATTGGCGCTCATGTAGCTCCGCTCGGGTATATGGATTTCGTAGAGGTTCGTGTCCGCTACGATCTGCTCGAGCGTGTCGAAAAAGCTTTTCCTAACGAAAGCTGGCCCTGATCCGGTAATTGCCCCCAAAACCTGCGTTAGCCCCGCCGAGATTGTTGTGCCACTCTCGCTACCATCACAGACGAGAAGGATGCGTGAGACGTATGGCATTTTGACTTTGTTGTACGATACGAATCCGCCGTTTTCAGTCGGCCCGCTTGGCACCTGATAGGCGACCTCGTGTTCAATGCCGAGAACGTGCGCGCTTGTCAGTATCTGGGTGCCATTGAGGAATACACCCCATTGCGCCGCTGCACTGGTGATCTGCCAGTTCGCCACTTCTTGCCCAAGCAGATTGGATACAGATGCAGAGACGCCATTTCCAATGGACTGGCCGAGCAGGGCAGGCACGCCAGCCATGACCGGCACATCCCACACGGAAGGCAGGGGGATAACGGGGAAAGCCATCACTGAACTCCCGGCGCGTTTACGGCCGCCAACTGCTGGCGCATACCGTCATGGAAATCACGAGCGATGCCCTTGGCGTCGGTCGCATTGGTAGGAATGATCACGTCACCATGCAGATTGACGTTGTGCGTCGTGTTGTTTGTCGTGTTCGCGACCGAGCCGGGGCTGTCACCAGCGGTCACAGACGCGGCCATTCTCGACACTTCACCCGTTCCGATTGATCGAGCCGCTTGCGCGTGCTGGTCGCGCATGGCGTTGATCATGTCAGCCTGCGGGCTGACAGAAGGGCCAGCGTCACGAGGGCGTAGTAATGTGGCCACATCCTCACGCGTGAGAGCATTTGCGGGCTTGACCCCACCGAGTGCGGCATCTGTTGCAGAGGCCAAGCGCTTGATTGCGGTTTCCTGCTCTGCCTTCGGAGCCTCGTAACGTAAGACAGTTGATGATATGCGGCCCGGCGACGCATCGACGCTCGTAGCAAGCTGCCCAGCCTGCGAAGCCCCCGCCTTCAGAACAGCCACAGCATAGTCCTGCGCGTCAGTCCCAAACCCGTCCGCCTTGCTGGTTCCGGTCTTGAGCCAGTCCGCAGCACCCCCTGCTCCCTGATTGTGGGCGTATCCGAGGGCAGCAAAGCGCTGAAGGTCTCCTAGCTTGCCATATGCATCGCTGCTTGAGCTCAAAACGGCGTTGTTACTGTCGGTGAAGGCGCGGAAGAAACGTTCCTGCATCGCATGGTCTGCAAGGAATGTCTCTCGTGTAGGCACCGGCTCGCGCAGCCAGGCGGCGGCGTCTTTGATCGCACTCGATCCCATTTGATACTTGCCTGAGTACGCGCCGTTGTAGCCGCCTACCTTGGTGTAATCTCCGCCGCTTTCCTTCTCTGCTATTGTGCTGGCATAGAGATCGAATAGAGGCGACTTGCTGGCCACACCGCGGGAGTGCGTTCCTGTACGCCCCTCTGCTCGCATTTGTGCAAGGACATCAGCTTCGCCCTCGTTCGTCTTGCCGGGAGCCATCACTGCCGCACCCGCAGCAACAGCCAAACCCCAAGGGCCTAACCGGGACAATACACCGCGCCCGCCTATCCCGCCCGCTGCAACGGCCTCTGGCAGAGCGGCTGCCTCTCGGGCGGCCTTCAACTCGGCTATTGCGGCTCTCATCGCTTTGGTGTCGCCACCAAACAGGCGCTTGATGATGTTAAGCCCAGCCATGCCCGCCAGGATGCCGCCAAGTCCGCCGAACGCCTTGGATAACTCTCCTACGGCAAGGGTGATCCCGCCAATCGCGCCGGCGATATCCGGATGATCGCGCTCAAGCTCAAGCAGGCGACGAACGACCTGATCCAGACCGGGCGCCAGCTTGGCCGTAAGAATGTTCGTCAAGTTCTCCGACTGCTTTGTTAGGATGCCCCAGTCCTGATAAAGCTGCCGCGACGCTTCTGTGGCCGCCTTGGACGGTGCTGGCATGTTCTTGAGTTGATTCTGAAGGTCCGCAAACTTCTTCGGGTCCATCAGAACCTGATTGATCATTCCCTCACCAAAGTTCAGATCGCGCATGTAGCCGAGCGCAACCTGATTATTGATGTGGTTCTGATGAACGCTGCGGTTGAGTCGGGCGACGATATCGCCTTGGATGTTGCCGCTCTTGTCCATGAAGTCAGACACGCCGAGACGTGCGAAGGCCTGCGAGACCTTGGCAAGTTCCTGCGGGTCGGTCATGCGCTGCTGAAGCGTTCCAAACGCCTGCGTGACCTCGCCAAACGACCCGCCCGCCGCCTTGGCCGCTGTTTCGAGCCGGTTCAGCCCTGCCGGGTCCATGTTGAGCCGCTGCGACATGTAATCGAGTTGCGCGTTCGCCTTGGTCGTATCGCCAATGAACGCCTTCAGGCTTTTCCCAGCCGTGAACACGGCGAACATAGCCAGAGCCTCGCGTCGAACACCCGAGAAGAACGACGCGGCCTTGACCCCGTCGCGCTCCATGCCCGATCCGGTGGCCTGAGCCTGCTTCTCGACCTCGCGCAACTGCTCGACAGACTTGCGCGCCTCGCCTGAGAACCCCTTCGTGTCCATGCCAAGTTGAATGACGAGGCGATCAATGATGGACATTTTCAGGGCTCCAAAACGAAAAAAGCCCCCAGGGCGAACCATGGGGGCGTCAGTCTGGCATCAGACCAGATCACAGTAGGGAGTTTGGTCAAGCGGGGCAAGGAGAAGGGGGGAAGAAACAGAAAGGTCACTTATCTTGCGTTGCTTTGTTGAACCAGTTGTGCCCAACATGGGTTCGAGCTATAGCGCCCCGACGAATTGGTTCGGCGTGCAGAGATAGGGAGGTTTGAATGTCTTACTCGCGCAAGATTTCTGCTTTTTCCCGTAGCTTTGCCGCTGGGATTGGCGGCCTGGTCAGCTTTGGTGCCCCCGCTCACGCATCCACTACGCCATCATCCAGCGAGTTGATCAACCGCGCATGGCAGGGGGTCGGCGCTTCCATCCGTAATAGCATGGACGATTATGACCGACAGCACCCCAAGACAGCCAAGCGAGAGCCCTGACCCCGTTCTGACAGGGCGGCATATTGGCACAGCATTCAATCACCCAAAGCCGCTTGATCCGCTCTATGTCGCGCCCGACAATTATTCGGTCACTGCGATCCAGCTTCAACATCATAGTGGCCCATTGCCGGATCCAGAAACGCTAGCAAAATACGGTGCCAGTGATCCCACTCTGCCGGGACGCATCATGGCTATGGCAGAACGCGGCCACGAAGCACAACTCATGAGAGAGCAGGCAATCCTGCAGAACACTCTTAGTGTTGATATAATTGGACGATTCTTTTCCCTGCTCTTCGCCCTAGCCGGTCTAGGACTTGCCGCTTACGCCTTGCATCTCAACTACCCGAAGGTGGCTTTCGCCATCGTGACAGTGTTGCTCGGGGGCGCGGTTTATACGATAGCCACCGGCAAAGAGTCGCGCGCTAAGAAAACCACCCATGACGCGCCCGAAAACCCGACAAGCTAAGAGCATGGCCTGCACCCCCCGAATGGTGGGTGCAGGTAGCAGTGGCGAGGTTAACTACGCGCTTGAAGCGGCGAGGCTACCGAGTGAACGGCAGATTGATACGCATTAGCTATAGTGGATAACGAACGAGAAAATCGTCACTTTCAGGATCGTCAAAGTAAAGCTGATCATGATCTGCGCCTTGAGCACTCTTGGCATTGGGCAAGATTACCCAGTGATGTATAGAACTTCTCTCTAGCCTGTTCGCCCACGCCTAGCACCATCACAAGTATGATACACAAGAGCCCTGAGATGCTTGTGCTGGATTTCGTACGGCAGAGTATGAACGGTGCATGGTGCAGAAACGCAAGCGGGTGCGATCGCGCCACTCTGAGACGCGGTCGAGAACCAGACGAACTGAGCCAGGACGCAAAACGCCCCCGCGGATGGACGCGGGGGCGAATGTCTACCACAGACGCCTCACGATAGCGTGAGGAACGGGGCGGGGCAAGAATTACGCGAGGGCAGGGCTCTTCCTATCCGCCTGCGCAGACACGCCGCCATACTCCTGGTAGAGCGCCGTCAGCGCCTTTACCGCGTTCTCGGAGAGAGCCTTGCGCTTGGTCGGAACGCCTTGGCGAGCCAGATACACTTCCCTGAGGTCGCTCTCCAGTCCGGCCGCCCAGTTCGGCAGCGAGGTGATGACCTTCCCCCATGTTCGGGCGAATTCCTCGCCGCTCGCAGAGGTCAAAGCGCTCATGACACTGCCTCCTTCGGGCGGGAGAAAGGGCGCGGTGACAATTCCGTCCGGCCTTTCTTTCCCTTGGGGGCAAGAGTGCCTTGCCCGGTCATCTTGTCCATGTGAGCGCGGATCATCTCTGCGCCTTCAAACTGCATCCAGCGGGGGACGACATCAACGTGGAACAACTTGCGTTCCTTGTCGCGGTTCCATCGGATCGATCCGCCCATGTCGTTGCGCAGGAGCCAATTAACGCAGCGACGTGACATCTTGCGGATCAGGTCACCGCGGCCCTTTTGCAGCACACCGGCATTTTCAACGAAGAAGCGCATGGGGCGGTAATCGGTGGTAAAGCCTGCCGATGGGTCATACGCCGTTATCGCGGTTTCCAGTCGCTCGACCAGCGCGGCCAGGCGTGCCTCTTGGGCGTCCATCCGGGTGGTGACCGGCGACAAGGCCCGAGTGATCACGGCTTTGGTTATGCCGCCGTGTTCGCTATGGGTAAGATGATCGCCAGCCGCGATCACTTTGCCGAAGAAGTGATTAAACAGGACGCGGGCGCACTCGCTCTGGTAACGGATGACCGTTGTCCGCACCTCATCCTTGAGGCGGTCGGGATGGATGGTGGCAAGCCAGAAGTTCAGAAGGTCGAGAGAGAGGCAGGTGCCGTCCTGTTCACCACCGTCTGAAGGTATGGCTGTAACAGCCACACCTTTGGAGAGGACGGGATGAGCGTTCAGCTTTTTGCGCTGAAAGCTCCAATCCAGCCCCATACTCTCAACGATGGGCTTCATCGCTACGAGGGTATTTTCAGGCCGGTCGCCCGCAATTGCGACGAGCTTCGCGCCGTGGAAGTCGATGGTGGTGAGAGCGTTGGTCATGCCACGTCTCCTTTACGAAAGCGCTCGAGCAGAACAGCAGATGAAAACCAACCATCCCCCTCCAGGATCTCCGCGATCTCCTTATCAAAGTCGGCTGCAGCGTATCTGCCCTCGGCCCTCATCTCGCAGGCCACCACGATCTCGGCGATCACCTGGTTGCGGCGTATGGCTTCCTTGGTAAGCGCTTCATGCGACAGGGAGGCGAGCCAGTCTGCATCTGCCAAAGGCTTTGCGCCATCAGGCGTATTCGTGCTATCTGCGGTCATCGCAGTGTCCTTTCAGGGTCATTGTTCAGAGGCATCGGGGGATTGTTTGGCGACGTGCCCCGATGCCTGCTTTTCCGAAAATTTGAGCCCGATTTCGATCAGGCGAGTAATTGCTTCATTCCGGCTACGACAACCGGAAGGGATCCCGTATGCGTCAATCCGTTCGCAAACCGACGCCCCGATGCGTAAAGGGAAACGCTTAATAGGCTCCTTCGATATGCATCCGTTGCCATATCCTTTTACCGCGGCCAATGTGCTGTCCTCCGAAGTGGCGCCAAGATTGGCCCACGTCGATGAATAACGCATGTATGAACTGTGATGTCAATTGCAATGTCACACAACCACGTGCTGAGTCGCTAAGAACGCGAATGTCAGGAGACGACTATGGCTCAGTCACCCGAGAAAGCTACGACAGAGCGACGCATACATGTGTTGCCCGTAGAGTTGCTGGATAGGGTGCGTTCCTATCAAACGGACAATGGAATAGCATCAGAGGTTGAGGCCGTAAGACGGCTACTTAGCGAGGCTCTTCAGGCGCGCGATACCATCGACGATTTGATGAAGCAGGTCAGGGCGCAGTTCAAAAAAGACCGTGACTTTCGCACTCTCGCTCGAGATGTCCTGAGTAGTCATATCCTCGTCAAGAAGATCGAAATAGGTGATAATGAGCTCCAATTCACGATGAGATCTGATGATGCTGGGAAGGTCAGTCGGCGTGGTGACATGCAAACCGGAACAGCAAGTGATGATGGCTGGGTTCAATCTTGGCGTGACTGGCCACCACCTGAGGAAAAGGCGCGCAAAAGCCGCGGCTGGGATTCGACCGACCGAGACAGCGAAGAAATACCGTTCTAATATTGGAATGCTACCGCGTTGGTCGCAGTCATCGTTCGGACGTCTAGTCTACTCGGCAGAAGCGCATAAAGTGATGCGCGCTGAAGCGATCCGCCGTTGGATATAAGCGGGCATCGCTGCAGAGGGATTTGTTGACGAAGCGGTCGCCGATACCTAGCCTGCGCCTCAGTTTGGTAGGGGCGTTCACGGAATGAAAAAAGCGAATTTCGTTACGGCGGCTTTTTGTGCTGTGTTTCTGGCCGGGTGCGCTGCTGACGGCTCCGACAGCCATGCCCTGGGAGACTCTTTCGGATACTCATTCCACCCTGAAATTGCCTCTTGGCAGAGTAGTTTCCCCTTCCATGAAGCCGATGCATATCACTCGCACGGCATCTCGTATAACGAGGCAGAAGAATGGAAAGGCGCGAATATTCCCTACGAGCAAGCCATCAAATGGCACTCTATCGGCTTCTCGCCGGATGACGCCAAACTGGCGCTTGGTTCGGGCATCAAAAGCGCTGACGAGGTGGCCCCGTGGTACTATCAGCTTGCTCCCATATTTTCGCAAAGCAAGCCACTGCCGACTCAGCTTGTGTCCTATGCGTCAAATGCTGGCACGTCATACACGCCGGCTGACGTAGCGGCTGTCCTACAGAACACCTCCGCACCGATCGGCAACGTCAACGAGGTCATCGCCCTCGCTCGCCAGGTGCATACTGGGACGCCCGTTTCTCAGTTGCCGTCGCAATTGACGGCCATGCGCGACGAGGCGGCCAAACAGCAGATGGCCGCCGATGCGCAGGCACAAGCCCAGCAAAAGCAAGCGCGGGTGGACCGCTACGGCGCTGTCGTTCTCGCCGCCTGTAAAGGCAAGGTCACGCAGGCCAATATGATTGTTACGTCCGAAAACCCATATGCCACTCAAGGTTTGTGCATCGAGGCAACGATCCGATCTATTTGGGGGCAGATTCAGTGGCTCAATCAACACTCTCTCCTGCTTACGGATGGTCTGCCTAACGGACAAGAGCCTATGTCAACCATCATCACCGACCCCAACGGCGCGCTGCGTCTTAACGCGCAAGCGGTGCTGATGGGGGTCAAGCCCATCACCTACACCTCTGTCCTTGGCGCGCAGACGGTTGCCCCGACCTTCGTGGTGGTGAAGTATCTGAATTGAGGAGACGGTTATGATCGAGTGGATGGATAGGGGGCTGCAACGTGAATTGCTGCTTAAGATGGCAGAGGAGTTCCCGTTACCGGTAGATCTCCGACTTTCCAATGGCTCTAAGGCTGAAATAATCAAGGCCGGCCGGAATCTAATCTACCTACAGGGGCACGGGCTGTGTCAGGCTGCTTCTGGTCAGAGCGCAAATACTGCTTCTGCTGCGAATGCGACGACTCCCGAGCCCATCTTCAAGATCACCGCCAAAGGCCTAGACTTCCTCCAAGATGACGGCGGCCTGAGCGCAATTCTTAACGTCGTCACGGTACGGTTCGAGGCCGACACGCTGCGGGCACTTATCGCCGCCAAGATCGACGCCAGTTCCGAGCCAGAGGAAAAGAAGGCCAAGGCGAAAAGCTTGCTGAGTGCTGTCAAAGAAGAAGGCTTGAAGCAGCTCACCAGTAAGGTGGTAGGAGAGGGATTGAGCAGCTTGCCCCACATTGCCGACTGGGTGATCTCAGCTATCTGAATCCGTTGACGGGACTCGATCCGGTGCGCTGAGGTCGGGGGATGAGCGACGAAACTGAGAAGAAGCTGCAAGACATCTACGACCGGGCCGCATCTGGGCAACCGGTCATAGCGTTCGATTTCGACCAGACAATGCAGGTCGCCTTTACCCCCGAAGGAGGAGTAGTGCTCGATTGCCCTTGCGGGGCTCTTGGTGGCACTGACCTTGCAACAGTGGTTCGGGTTTCTCTAACGCCGGCAGCAGCAGGAAAGCTTGCGGTCGATCTTCAGAAAGCGGCGCAAAGTCTGGACATAGACTGGCAAGCTCTTGCCAAAACGCGGCGCTTGGATTGACGCCGATCTGACGTTTCTCAGATTGCATCTTCACCCTCCATTATAGTCCCGCACCATCCCTATCTCCATGAGGTCAAGCATGTCCTCGGTGTCGTAGATGGTGCTGAGCTCGTGCAGCGTGGCGAGGCCCGAACCGACCACATAGGCGATCGGGCGGGACACGTTCACGCAGCGGGCTGGGGTTTGTCGCTTGCCGCCTGGGGCACCAGCATTTGCACGAGCGGGGAAATGAGGTACGCGGCGGCTTTGAAAAAACCCAGGTGCATCCGAAACGCCTCCGCTTGCAGGCGGGGCAGCGTCTCGGGATCTTCCAGATCGGCATCGATGATCTGACCACGCGATGCCGGGTTGTTCGGATCGCGCTGGATCTTCACTGTTGCCATGAGAGCGTCCAGTGCCTTGTCGGCAGCCTCGTCCTCAAGCTGGCCGAACATGGCCTGAGCCATGCCCCCCAGACCTGACAGACCGATCTCCATGGCATCCGGGGGCAGGGCCATGCCCGCCCGCGTCAGCGCCTTGACCAGATGCCGTGCCCATCTGTCCGCCTGCATGGCGGGCATACGGGTAATCACGAACACCTTGCCCGCGTCCTCGCCGTCAGGGATCGTGTAGGTCGTTTCTCGCAAGGCCATCAGATACCAACGGGATAGACCCGCTCCCAACGAATGGTGAACTGGCGCTCCTCGAGCAGGCGACCGGCGCTCGGCATGGGGGAGGCCGAGACGAGGTAGCCAGTCACGAGCGTATATTTGCGCCCCAGCCCCGGAAGCGTGATCTCGCCGCCGAGGATGTACGGGGTGCGCGCCCCGGCCATGGCGGTTGAAAGCCCCTCGAACATGATCGCACTGTCGGAATTCGGCTGAATGCCCAGCGTCATATCGACCGGGTTCGGCACCCAGCCAGCGTTGAGCTTGCCGTCGATCGACATGCGGGTTTCAACCTGCTCGATCGCCGCGGCTTCCCACGCGCGATCTGCCGACCAGTTTTCGAGGCGAACCGGTGCATTGAACAGCGTCTGCACCGTGAGCATGAAGATGGCGTCAGCCGAAGTGATAAAGGACATCAGATGACCTCACGGGACAGGAGGGTGATCATTTGGACGGACTGGCCATCCGCATAGGCGAACTTGGACGCCGGGATGGCGCGGGCTGCGCGGCTGGATGACGTGGCCGTAGATGCGCCGGGCTGCTCGTAATAGCCCTGGTTCACCACTGAATCGGCCGCGCCATCCACACCGAAGAAGCGATTGATGGCGAGCTTCTGGCTATCGCTGATCGCGACACCGGTCTGGATCGCACCGTAGCTGAGCGCCTGACTGATGACCGACTTGCGACCGGCCGAGATGATGGCGTCGCCCTGCGTATTGAACGGCACGTTGCCGAAATTCGTCAGGGTCGAGGCGTCGGCATACTGCAGGAGCGCATTGATCCAGATCTGATTGATGTAGCTGTCCGCCCAGAGGAAGGGGCCGGAGACGCTGCCGTTATAGACCCAGTTGAACGACCCGGCGCGCCCGCTGAACTGGCCGTACCAGTTGTAACCGTTGGCCAGCAGGGTAGCCGCCGTTGCTGCGCTGTAGGTGGCGGGCGTGACCTGACCGTTGGAGGTAAAGGCGAGGTTCTGACGCCCGTTCACCTGATCGAAATTCAGGGCAGCCATCCAGCCCAGAAAAGCGCCCGCCGCAGCCGGGTCCATGTAAACGGGAGAAGTGCCGGTGAGGTCCTGTGCGACCAGCCACGCGCCAAAACTCGCCGTGCTGCCCTGCGTCGTTGCTGTCGCATCCGTATCCCAGGGAACATACCAGTATTTCGCATTCTGCGCTCCGGTCCATGTGGCGAAACCCTGCTTCTCGGTCAGGGAGGGCTCGAACGCTGTGCTGAAGCCGGTCCACTGAAGCGACGCAGCGGCCATCTTGTCCATGAAGGTGGCCGGGGTATCGGTGCCGTCCACAAAGCCAGCGAAATACAGCGTGGCGGGAAGCTGGAAGGCGTTGTCGTAGCCCGTGAAATAGGCCGCCGCCATCTTGTATTCGTTCGCGCTGGTGCCGAACGCCACGCCCACATCCGCAAGGGTCGTGAACGCCTTCACAGTGCCGTCAGGGACAGCCGTGACGTTCGTCGTCAGGATAAGGCCATTGAGAAAATCGAGGGTGCCGTTCGCCGGGATTGTGCCCGGCACGACCGACACGACGAGGGAGATAGGTGTTCCGACCGCCACGGGCGTTCACTCCTTGGGTGAGGGGAAAGAGGCATCGACCTCGCGGAGATCGACGGTGATGGACTCTGCAAATTGCTGGGGGGTCGAGACGGTGAAGTTGACCTGAAATTTCAGATCCGCCGTCCAGTTGTCCTCGTATTGCTTGTCGCTGTTGATGAAGCCGGTCTGACGCGGCTCAGAGGCGTAGAGAGGGGCCATGACGCCGCCTGTGGCGTTGCGCAGCCAGTCTGCCGCGTAAATGTCCCGCCATAGGGCCACGACACGCTGCACGGCCTCGCCAGATACCGAACCGAAGGCCGATATCTGGACCGTGCATTCCATCGGCTCGACCACTTCGCGCGTCGTGCTGGTGTAGCTTGAGGCGTTGGTGGCGATGCGCCGTCGAAAGAGCGGCGTGAAAACGATGAAAGGGCCGGGCGGGGCTGCCACCCGGTTAAGCTGTCCCTGCATCACTTGCACGCCATTCGGCACGACCGTCAGAAGCCAGGACCGGAGCGCGGTGTTTATCTCGCGATCGGTCGGGGAGAGCGTCACATGGGACAGGGGGCCGCTGTCTGCCGGGTCACAATCACTTTGGACCATTCGCCGAAACCCCATTCCTCCACCGGCTGCGTCACGAGCCAGTCAGAGCCGTAGAAATTGAGAACATCGCCGCCGACTTGCAGCGGGCGTGAAAGCCCCTTGAGGCCGCCCCGGATATAGACGGCGCGCATATCAGCCTGCTGGTTGATGCTGGCCACGAGCTCGAGATCACCCGCCGAGACGGCCTGAATGTCGGCCTCCACGGTGAGGGCGAATGTCTTGCGTGTGACCGACCCGTCAGGCTCGATCGTTTGCCCGTCCGAGCACTTCACCGTGACGGTGGTGGCCGGGTTGACGATACCCAGCGCGCCAGAAGCCAGGCCGAACACGTCAATCATCGGACACCTGCGAGCGGATGGAGTTGAGAAGCTGGCCCGACCAGTCAAGAGGCTTGCCATCAGCCCCGCGAGCGCCATTCTTGAGATCGGCGACCGCCTTGAGGAATTCCGCCGTTCCGTAGTCGCCTTTGGGATAGCGGTCTTTCAGTAGGTTGGTCAGATCGGAGTTGGGCGCGAAATCGCCTTCCCTTATGGTGTCACGGATCTGGCTGGCGATCCGCTCGCCAACGATACCGAGGGCCTTTTCAGCGTCGTAATCAGTTGCCTGAAGCGCCTTCGCAAGATCGCCGCCCCACTTGTCCTGGTTGTCGTTGATCGTCTGGCGCATGAACGGGCGAGGGGGCGCCGATTTGGTGCCGAACTCGTTCCATTGCGCGACTTGTGCGACCTTGGTCTTGTCTGGATATTCCGCATCCTCAAACACGCCCGCCTCGACAGTGCCGCCACGCGCCACCTTCTTGGCGAGCTCGTCCAGCGCCTTGCGCAGCTTGTCGCCGCCCCTGAATACCTGCTTTGCCATCAGGGCCAGATCCTTGCGCGTGCGGAGCGTCCGGGGATGAACCGCATCTGTCGGAGATAGGTGGTCGCCTGCCAGAACATGAGGCCATATTGCGTCTGGGCGAACCATGACTGATTGGCCGCAGTCGATCCGGCATCGAACGAGACTGAGACGCTGCCACGCGTGGCCGAGGCTAGGCGCCCGACGCTATCGGAACCACGGCCGCCCTGAGACTGGGGCAGGAACAGGAACGCGATATGCGCGGTCAGCAGGTAAAGCAGCCGTGTCCGCTTGGTCACGTCCGGCTCTGCGCTGTAGGCGCTGTTGTCGAGAATGGCGGTTGCCATATCGAACCGGGCCTGAGCGGCGGCCTCTGTGACAGAGGATGCCAACTCAGGATAGGCCGCTGACCACGCCGCATAGTCGAACGTGACAACGCCCGGTTGCGGCGTGGTGTCGGTCATCGGGTCGCGGTCTCCGCTTCCATGCCCTTGCGCTTCAGATCCTCTGGACTGACGCCCTCGAACCCGGTCTTTTCGGTCGCGAACTCGCGGGCCTTTGCATCGGCTGCACGCTCGGTCACTTCCGCAAAGACGCAATGGTTCTTCACAAGGTCGCTGTCCTTGTGCTGGGCGAGCCACTTATCCCAAAAGGATTTCTCGACCTGCGTGCGCCCGACACGACCCAGCAGGACATTATCCTTGGGGTGGTAGTCCGGCGCACGGTTGGCGCCGTTGACGGTGACGCTCTGGACGTAGCCGACCGGGCTGCGGTCGGGCTTGTCATCGGCGCTGAGTTTGGCACGGCGCTCCACATCGCCCTCAGGAGCAATGCGCAGTTCCAGGCCATGGGGAAGGCGGCAGAGAACAGTGACGGTATCAGCCATGATCAGATCCCCACCATCTGGGCAACAGCCATGGGACGCTTCCAGATCGTGCCCCAGCCGCCACGGCTCATCTTCTGGCGCGCATTGGTCGAATACTGCTCGATACGGTGCATCGTCAGCTTCTCGGTGAAGGCGGTCGAGACCGTTTCAACCCCGTCGATCTCGGGCGCGAACATCTGCATGACATTGGCGCTGGTGTAGCCGCCCGACATGGTGACGCCTGCTTCCGGCAGGAACACGATCTCCATGTTCGGCCAGGACTGCTTGATGAGAGCGGCCAAGGTGACGCCGTAGGTGTTGGCGTAGTTCATGACCTGCGACAATTCGGACGGCACAACTACCTTGAGCCGCGTCTGATTGTCGATGTTGCCCATCAGCGCCTTGTTGAGCGCCGCGAACAGATTCACGAAGTCCTGATAGACGGCGTTCGGGTCGCTCGTGCTGGTCCACGCTGTGGCCGTCCCGGTCTTGACCGATGCCGTGATGGCTGCAGGCAGGGCAGGATCGTTCAGCGCGCCGTAGTTCTCAAGACCCGAGACGCCGAACAGATTGATGAGGTTCTGCTGCTTGGCGAGAACCGACACGCCAGCCGTGCGCTGTTCAGCCACCCACGGGATGCTGGCCGTGCCCATCATCTCCGACTCAAGGTCGCCATACTTGGCCCAGGTCTGGAAGTGGAAGGACTGGCGCGATACCCAATTGGCGTTCGCGCTGCTGTCGCCGCCCTGCTCGTAGTCACCATAGGCCACGGCGTAACCCGAGGACTCGATGACCGGGAACATGACGGTCTTGTTGGTCCGGTCGCCCTTTTTCTCCGAACCGTAAATCTCTTCGGATTTGGCCGGAGTGATGAGCTGGCGGATAAGCTGCGGATCGACGGTCGTATTCAGGATCGCCGGGATGCCGCTGTTCGGGGCGGTTACGGCACCGAATACGGGAGCAGCGTCAAGCGCCACGCCCTTTTCGTCGGTGTAATGCGTGACGCCGCGAAGGTTGATGCCCCAATCCATCGCAAGGCGAGGGGCCTCAGCGCGAAACGATGCCATTATTCGTTGCTCCCGGAGATCGGCGCAACGGCGCCGGAGATGATGATGGTTGCGCCAGCAGCGCCGCCCTGCGTGACGACAAAGCCCGTGGCGACGGTGCCGGTCGGAACCGTGCCAGCCGCGCCGGTCTGAAGGCTGCCATCAGTGGTCGAGGCATACACGGCCTGACCTGCTGTGGCAGCGGTGGAGGCAACGGCGAAGTAATCGCCGCCCGACATAAGCTGCACGTTGAAGCCGCTCGGCAGGAGCATCGTGCTCTCGGCCAGATAGGCGGTGATGAGAGCCTGCTGATCGCGCAGAACGAAGCCCGTTGGGGCTTCGGAGCCGACCGGCTTGTTCAGCACGGTCACGCCGTCAGCCTGCACCCACCCGAACGCACCGACAGCTACGCCAGCCGAGCCAGCGCGGAAGCCGAGCGAGCCGGGGATGGCCGAGCGGCGAGGATTTGCCGAGGCGATGCCGCCAGGGAAGCCGACCGCCCAGTTATAATTGATCTTGTTGGGGAAACCCATCGGTCAGGCTCCTTATGCCTTGATGCGAGCAGACTTGCCCGCGATCGGGGAATCAGTGGCAACGGCGCTATCGGCAGCCATGCGACGAGGGGCCGCCTGACGCTGCGTGACAACACGCCAGATCGCGGCCAGACCAGCGGCATCGGAAACGCCGTCAAAGGCCACACCCTGATCAGCGAGCGCGTAGCGATAGACCGACGCGGCGCTATCCATGCCATGCACGTCGCCAACAACCGGGCGGACGGCATCGAGTGCCACGCGCAGGGCTGCGGTTTTCTGCTCCTGCTTGGCCACGGCGCGGGCAGCTTCGTCACGAGCCATGCGGCGGGCGTCGGCAAGCGAGATCATCCGAGGGGCGGCATCGGCGGCCTTGCGGTCGTCCTTGTCGTTTTCTTCCTCGTCCATCGCATCGTCGTCGTCATCGTCCGTGTCGTCAGAGTCTTCGGCCTTGCGGTCCTTGTCCTCTTCTTCCTCGTCCTCGGCTTCCTTGCGGTCGTCCTCTTCCTCGTCCATGCACTTCTTCACATCCTCTTCCGAGGCATCGAGTGCGAGGCGACCGGCCTTCAGAGCGGCTGAAACCTTCGCCGCCGGTGACATGGGCTTGTGTCCAGCCATGCTCTTTCTCTCCAATGTGGGGGATGCGCTGTCGCCAATGATGGCGGTGTCAACGCGGGGTTTCTCGACCAGGGCGAGATGGTTGAAGCGGATGTTGACCATCTTCAGGCTGTATTCCTGCCCGTTGATGGACCCGCTCTCAGGGACGATATCGTAGGCATATCCGGCGGATACGCTGCGCTTCGATCCGTCCTGAATTCGTGCGATTGCATCACCGTCCCAGATCGACAGTTCGCCAATCAGATCGGGGGCATCGAATGAGACGTTGTTGACTGCGCCCACCGTGATTTCGCGGGGGTGAGCGTCTGCGCTGATCGGCTGATGGATCTCGATCAGCGGCTTGCCGTTCATGCTCGCTGCGGCATCGCGCAGGGCATCGGCATCGCGATAGACCTGATAGAGAACGTCAGGCTTGAGCCCGAGGCGTTCGGCATCCTTGATCTCGCTGCCCCAATAGGGCGAGACTACGGCTGCGCTGAGGATGCACCGCTCAACGTGTAGATGGCCGTCATCATCGATCCGTCGAACGGATCGGTCGAAGGCCATGACCTGCTTTGTCATCAGTCATCAAATCCTGGGATGATGGGCTTGGACACGCACCGGCAATTCGGCTCGGAGCCGGGGAAAATCCATTGCCCGTCGATGTAGGCGCCCTTATCGAGCCGGTAGCGCAGCTTATCGCGCCCGGCCTTGACGTGGCTCTCTCGCGGGTGCTTGCCGCCGTGGGAGTGCTGCCAGATGGCCTCTGTGATCCCGAGTCCCATTTGACGGGTGCGGGTCATGGCCTCGCCAACCTTGCGGTTCTGGTCGCGGGCGATGAAGGCAGCGCGCCGATGAGTGATGCCGTAACGCTGCTTGAGATCCGCCGTCAGGGTGCCGAGATCGCCACCAGCCAGAGCCGACCGCATCACAGCGCCCTCGACCTGCGAGAGATACTGTTCAGGGATCGACTTGATCAGCGTCACGTTCTCGGCAGCCGAGAGAGCCGCCGTTTGCTTCATAGCCTGCGACGGCTTGAACTTGATCGCAAACCCGTTGCGTTGCAGGTCCAGGCTCAACTGACGGTCTGCATGGCCCTGAGCCTGCTTCACGAAGCGACAGGCTAGTTCGTCCGCCACCTCATTGAACCTGGTCCGCCACCGCGCTGTGAGCTTGTTCATGATGCCTTGCAGCACCGAGGCAGGGGAGGCGTCCTGCGCAACCTGCGGCTCGATCTTGCGGTAGTTCGCCCTGACCCAATAATCGACGCTCGCGGCCATTTCCTCGACCAGATCGGTGAGAGCCTTGCGGTAGGCGGCTTCCACTCCGGCGTTCGGGCGCTGCGGGGCGAGGATTCGCCCTTTCGCGCTGTCACACCGGAGTTTCGTCATGGTGTCGCCTTGGGCTTTGTCTGTGGTTCCGTAACTGTCACAGCAATTCGTGCAGAGCGTCTGGTTATCCAACGGAGGCCGATATCTGCTCTCGCGTCAGCTTGGCCGTATGTTTGCGCTCCAAGGGCAAGCAAAAAGGCGTGCCAATAAAGCAATGCTTGCGCTGCTGGTCGATGCCACCAAGCGAGAGAAACCGTCACAGAGACGTTGAAAGGCTCAATCACTCTTCGTTCTCCGCCTTGCTCAGCAGCCCCGACATGCTGCCGTCATCCAGATCGTCGTCTGGCTTTTCGGGCGCGGGGGCGGTCAGGTTCACGTTTCGGTAGATGCTGGTGTCGTCCGTCGCCTCGCGCTCGCGGGCCTCGTCAGGCGATATCTTGCCCGCGACGATGTTTACGGCGTCGGTGTCGGACTTCAGCTTCTCGACCTCGGCAGCTTGCTTCTCGTCCATCTGCCAGAGGTGGACGAACTCGTAATCAATATCCGGGTCGATATCGCCCCAGAGATGGATCTGAACGAGGTTGAACATCCATCGTAGTGTTGGCTCGATCTGGTCCGCCTGCCATGCTGCGATCTCGTCGTAGAACACGCGGATTTCGCCGTCAGACGAGGCGTTCAGGCCAGTCGGCTGGATGCCGAACAGCTTCACCAGCGGGATGCCGGGGATGGACGCCGTAGCCTCCATGGCCTGCGCCAGTAGCTCGTTCAGACCGCCAAGCGGGGTGGCGAGGATCTTGGCGTCCTCTTTCTCCTTGTCCGCTACAATCGTGTCCTGCCCATCCGAGATGGACTGAAGCAGATTGGCGCGCCCGGTCAGCGAACTCGGATTGATATCGCCATAGTCTGCGTGCTGGGGCGTGGCCATATTCCCGAACATATCGGTCAGCAGGACCAGCTTTGAGAAGTTGGCTGCGATGCTCGACACGCTGTTGCGCAGGCGCAGGAAGTTGTGGACGTAGCTCTTGAGCTGCTGGGTGAGCGACAGGCCGCCGAAGTTGAAGGCGGGCGCCAGCATCTGCGAGACGGGGAAGGGCACCATGCTCTTCATGCGGGATGAATGGACCCGCGAACCCTGCACCCACCAGACGGATGGCTTATAGAAGTCATCACGCAGCGGCGTATCGGCGTTGTAATTGGCTGGCGTCGTCCAGATCGGCTCAACGTTCGCAAATCTGCGAAGAGCGCCCTGAGCCATGCCGGTCTTGTTGACGCGTAGAGGCTTTTCCTGGTCCAGCGCGCCGTACCCGAGATCGCCAACGTCAGCCCAGACGTGGCCTACGCCATAGCCGAGGCCGTGCCGGATCTGCTCGCGGATCACCTCGCGAATATTGAACGACTTGAAGGCCGTCTCGATCTCGGAAATGCGTTTGGCCGCAGTTTTATCTTCGCCCGGCTGGGCCGTCTGCTTCTTGCTGCGGAACCTGATCCACTCGCGGGTACATTCCTTGGCCAGTACATCGACCGGCTTACGGAATTCCGCCCGCTGCATCATCTGAGCAAGATACGGATAGCCCTGAAAACTCAGGCCGTCTGCGATGTAGCCTTCAATGATCCCAATGTTCTCGCCCGCCCACGCGCCGAACCCGGCGGGGAGGGACATAGCGTCATCCATCGCGAGTGCAGCACCACGCACGCCAGCCGGGGGCTGATAGGGCTGGAACGACTGCGTGGCGGCTTCAATCCGTGCCAGTTCGGCAAGATCGGCATCCTGCGCAAACCTCGCGAACGAAATGCGCGGCTCTTTCCTCTCGGCTGGACGCGGCTCTACTCGCGCCGCCGGTGCTGCGGCCTTGCGGGTGAACCAAGCTGCCATAGAAGGGCCTATCGTCTGCGGTTGGGTAGGGCGTTGAATGCGGAGAAATCGGGTGCCTTGCGGCGGTTCTGGATCAGCGGCGACAGGGCGTAGCGCAGGGCATCAATCCCATGGTTCCATTTGTCTTCGAGCTTAGGCAGAATCAGGCGCGCATCTCGTGGATCGACCTTGTAGGAATACATGCGGAATTCCTTGGCGATCTGTTCGCATCGTGGATGCACCACGATCTTACGGAACGCCTTGATGCGCTCGATACCGTCCTCGACGCTGCCTTTCCATTTCTCGGCTGGCATGATGCGAAAACGATGCCGGTTTGCCATGTAGCTGATCGTCTCTGGCCTCGCGCAGTCAGCGAGGATGGGCCAGTCACGCGAGCCGGGCACTCGATCAAACAGGGCAGGCAGCTCGTCCATCTCGACGCCCAGGCCGAACGCCTCTTGGTCGATGTAGAGCACGTCATCATCGATGAACGCTCGGATGAGCGCCGTTGGATCTTGTGAAAAGCCCCAGTCGGCCCCGAAATAGAAACGGGCGTCGTCTGGCGTCTCGAATTCCTCGAACGAAACACGGTGACGGAAGACCACCGCCTCGCTGATTGTCCTGCACTCGCCTTCCCAGACATGCTCGTAGGCCTCCGGGTCGTGCCTGAGCAGAAGTTGCCGTTCGGCGTTCAGTTCGGGCGGAAACCACGGGTTATCCTGCCAGCCGACCTTGCGGACCAGGGCGCCGTCTTCGTCCTGCAGCATCAGCATAAGCCGGTGCATGGGGTCGTCGTCGTGCTCCGGGTTGTAGGTAAACCACAGTTCGGACCCGGCCTTTCGGATGGTCGGGATCAGGATATCGAGCGACGACTGGCTGACAGTCTGGCCTTCCTCTACCCAGCAGATATCAACGCCTTCAGTCGATTTGATGCCTTGGATATTGCGGGCCAGACCCTTGAACAGGAATTCCGCACCCGCCTTGGACGAGATGCTTGTTTCCTGCACCTTGAACCATGGAGTCAGGCCCAGAGCTTCGATCTGGTCGGCCAAGAGCCGCTTGACCGAATCATTGATCGAGTTCTGAAACTCACGCACGCATAGAACCCGGATCGGTCGGGTCGCAGCCAGTGCCACAAGAACACGCGCAACGGTCCAGGATTTGGAAGAGCCGCGCCCGCCGTACCAGACCCGATAACGATACCCGCGCCCGAAATCACCGAACGCAGGCGGGATTTCAATTCTCGTCTGGCTCATCTCTTGATTGGAAAGGCGCAATCACCAGCGTCGGCATCTGCAACGGCGCTCCATCCACCCCCGTCAGTTCCTGCGTCACCCTGTCGCCATAGACCTTGGGCGCGCGCTTGCTCATGACCCATTGCATCGTGGTGATATGGACTTTCCTAGCCGCCGCATCCTCAGGAGTAGCGCCCCGTGCCGCGTCAATAATTTCGTCTTCAAAGGCCTCTGCCGCACGCGCGCGAGCGCGCGCATACTTGCTGCGGAAATCTTCATTCGTCGGCGCTTCAAGCCACTCGAAAACGGTGCGCTGTCCAGGCATTCCAGGATCGCGGCAGATCTGCCGCAAGCTTTCGCCGTCCATTATCCGGTCGCAAATCTTATCGGCAATTGCCGCCGAATATGACGAGGGCCGCCCGGCTACCTTCTCCGAGCGCTTGGCCATCCGTTTTCCTTCGCCTGTATCTGCATTTCACGCGCCACGAATGACGCTACCTGATCGGCAACAATGAGCGCCACTTTTCCAACGCGCTCTTGCCGGTCTGCCATTCTGATAACCTCGGGCGCGCATCTGACGACGCATTCACCACGAATGCCCAAGCGGAAAGCCTGCGCCCAATGCAGCGGCATGTCCGATCTGTGATGGTTCGGAGGATCTGCAAGGATCATGCACCCTGCAGCGTCATCGCCCTTGAAAGCGACAACAATAAACCGGGCATCATTTACGCGCAGCACGTCGCCCCTCTCCAATCGAACCGACTGAGGAAGCATGACGAACCGCGCAATTTTGGAATTCTAGCGAGAATTAGCACGCAGTTTGGTCAAGGTACAGCGTTAATTGCGAACCACTTCCGCGAGCCGTTTCTGTTCCGCTACTGCGGCGCGATAGATGGACGGCAGCAAGTTGAGCAGCATCACGGCGCGTTGTCGGATCGCCTTGCCGCCCGGCGTTCCCTTGATGTGGGGAACGAGATCGCGGGCCATCTCGCTGAATGAGTGTTCGGCAATGAGGAGGCGAACGAGGAAGTGGTGAGTGTCAGCCCCGAGACTGTCACGGATGAGCGCAATACGGTGGCCGCCATGGGCGCGGTTGAGCCCAAAGGTGATGGCATCGCCCTTCACATAATCATCGGGCATCGGGTCGCGCATGAAATCCGCATATCCAAAATTCGCATATTGGTAGTCGTCGATCCAACGTTCTGCGACTGTTTCGCTTTCGGAACTCAACTCGCCTGATTCACGCAACGAGAGCAGGGCGCGGACTTTTTTCCTGCTCCCCACCGCCCCCGAATAATCCGGTTTCGCCATCCGCTCGATGGTTGCGACGAGCCCCGTTTCATGCCTCGGAGCCGAGGGGCGTCTGACCGCTTTCGGCTTCGCCATTTGAGCAACAGTTTCGTGGATTTTCTGGGCTGTCGTCATACCCCGATTATCGCCAACCCCGCCCTCTAGGTACACGGAAAAATTGTTTCCCGGCAGGTCGAATCACTCAGTCCGGGTCTTGGCTGGCGAGCGTGTCGGCTAGGTCGTGCCGGGTGGGGAAGGGAAGGCGGGTCATCATTCCGCGAGTTTTGTTCGCTTGAGCACCGCAGCCTCGGCTGCGTGGAAATCGTTTGCCCCGATGCGTGATGCCATCAACAAGCGCGGAGATTTTTTCACGCTATACCCAAAGCGCCAGAACCATTCCCAGTCCTGTTCGGAATACTCCCCTTTGCCCAGATCCATGCGAGCGAATTTATATCCGCTTTCTCTCGCTCGCCTGATTGCTGCTCCACGCTTTCCGAGGTGGTGTCTTTCCCTAGACTTCAAGGCCATCAAACCCCCTCCCCACGAGAAACCCATGCTCCCAGCACGAAGCCCCAAGCGGCCAGCAAGCAGCCTAGCCCTGCGGGAGCGAGGCCGCCCACCACCCCAATGGCGAGATCGAGGAAGGCGGCCATACCGAATGCGCACCACATGTGGGAATTGTTCATCGTTCTGCACCCCCACCAGAGGCGCGACCGCGCGCCATTTTCCACAGGACGGCGATCGAGGCGCAGAAAGCCACAAAAGCTGGTCCATAGATCACCGACAGGTCCGACCCATGGGAGAGGATCAAACAGGCGGCGACCGATGCGACGACGAGAAGGCAGAGCGAGAGGGTTCTGAACTCCATCCAATACAGAGCCCATTTCCGCTCCGTACAGCCCGGTCCAATTCCCGACACTGAGTTTGTCGTCTCACGCTTCACACCGCCCTCAGCGCCCAACCTCGATGCTCTCAGAGCCTGTTGATCCACAGGCCGAGCCGCAAGGTGCGTCCGGTCGATGCGCTTGTCCCATGGAACGCTGAGATCGATCATGTCCGCGCCGAGGGTGCGTTTCGTCGTTTCGCTCATGGTCAGGCCACCCGTGCGAGCAAAACCAAACCGACAACAGCCGATGGGATTCCGAACCACACCGCGGCTACAGTTAGAACGCCGGAAATTCCGCCATCACCGAGGTAAGCGGCAAGCCCAGCGAACACGAGAGAGATCAACCAACCCGCTGCGGCGAGAACGCCGATGATCTTATCTTCATCCATGCCCGATCCTACCACACCGCGAATCCCGTTTGTACCGAAATCACCCGGATTTGCTGGGTTTTTCATGCTGTGGCCCTCTGTCTGGGAGGCTCGGGATTGGCAGCCATTCCGGCGCTCGCAATCGCGTCTTGCACGAGGCCAAGATGCTCAGGAGCCCGGTTCTTCACTGCTGCCTGGATGGCCCGAAGCATGACGGCTTTGAACGGATGGTCTCGCAAAGCGCGGAGCGTGCTCGTGAGTTGTCGCGTATCGTGCCAGTCGTGCCCGGTGCCGCGATCCTCTGCCAGCTTGCCCGTGATGCGCTGGTAGGCGTCGGGGGCATAGCGCCGGATCATGCTCAGGCCGTTACGCTTGCGAGCGACCTTGGCGCGCTCATCGGCGATCTTCTCATCGCCCTGCGTCCAGCCCATGTCCTCGTTCCGGCGCCAGAACCGCATCCAGTTCTCGTCGCTCGGGGAAAGGGGTGCGCTGTCACCGGGCCCAGCGATGCGGGGATGCTGCCGGTTCTCCATCTGGACCCGCTTGATGGCCCAGTGTTCCTGGAGCTTTGACGCAAGCACCGAGAACGCAGGCCACCACTCGCAGCCTTCCGCGACGTAGTGCAGCGCGTCGAAGTTGAAAGCCGCGTCTGGGAGATCGGTGCGGAGCAGCATCTCGGCATATTCCGCGACCATGGCCCCGCGCTCCTGCGGTGTCATCTGCCCCTGGTGCCGGACCATGCGGGCGAGGCGGGTGAGCCACGTCGCAATGGCCTTCGCGGCCTGTGGCCGATCGGTTGCAATCAGTTCGCTCATAGGCCCAAGGCCCTTTCGTGGTCTCGGAGCGCGGCGTCGATATCGACCTCATCGAGCCCCCAGTTCGTTTCCAGTTGGCGGAAGTCGCTTGCGGTTCGGTGGCGGATTGACCCGGCGATGAATGCCTGCGGCTCGGCTGGCCGCGTGTCGGCTGCATGGGCGATGATGTCGTTCAGCATCGCGCAATCGTCGCCACAGTCGCGCAGCCATTTCCCGATCAGCGTTCGGACCTTTGCCCCCGGTATCCCGGTCATGGCGTGAACGGTCGCGACCCCAGTTCGGAAAAGCGCGGTTCGGGCATCGAGCGGAGGATCAGGGGGGATGACAGCGACAGTCTGCTTTTCAGCGACGGGCGAAGCCGCGTCACATGAACGTAGTGAATGTGTATTACTGTCCCTGTCCCTGTCACGCCGCGCGGCGCGTTGTACGAAGGCGTTTCGTTCCTCGGTTTGATATGCGCTTGAAACGCGTTTCACTTCCGTTTCATCGGCCTCGGTGTCATCCGCATGAGATGCGTTTCGCTCCTGATTTCGGCGCATTTCACGCCACTGTTTCAGGCGCTCTTTGTCGTCATTCCGGCGCTTGCTCTTGCGTAGCCTTTCCTCATATGAATCAATGGCTTCAGCGCAGATCATGGGGTGATAAAGGCGCCCGTCGGAGCACTCGATAAAGCCGTGCAGAGCGCGTTCTTTTACGTCCTGCCAAGCCTCGATATCGCGCCCGAAATCGGCCAATGTCGCGAGTGCTCGATCACTGTTCGGCAGGCTTCCGGCGGGAACTTGGTTCCATGCTGCCCACCACAAACGCAGACCAGCACGGAATTCATCCGCGCTTGCCTCGGTGTAAAACTCGCTCGCGAATAGCTTGTGACCGAAAAGCGGCATAAATTCGTAGCCACGTAGGTCGCAATATTCGGGCGTCAGGGGTTCTGGTTTGCTCATCCCACCACCTCGCGAATGGTCACGACCGTGCGCTGTTCGGCGCGCTTGCATTTGATGCCGATCACCTGGATTTCGGCGTACTGCGGCGCGTCATCGACAATGAAGCCAAGGCCGCGCTTGTTCCGAACGACCCGCTTGGCATCTGCCTTTTTCTGGTTGAGCAGGCGCGGCGTCGTCAGGCTGTCGATCAGGAACTTTGCGCCGCCCTGAAGGCCGTCATTGTCCGGCGAGCCCACGGAGTACCGCTCAATCACGACATGCGCCTTGCTGAACGGCTCAGGAGGCCGCAGGCCAGCCGACGCCATGGCGACAGACCGGGCCATCTTCCGGCGCATGTTGGTGAGCGAAAATCGGCTCTCACCGATGCTGTGATTAAGCAGCGGGAAGGGCGCGGGGAGCGTGAAGGTTATTTCTCGCATGGCTCACATCCCCTTCTCGAAAATCGAGTAATCGGAGCCGCGGCTGTTCCATATTCTTCCGACCTTTATGGCGGAGATTGTCACCGGCGAAACGCCGTATTTCTCGGCAAGACGGATGCCTTTTTGCCCGGAAGCTAAGGCTTGGCGAATTTCTTTTACGTCTGCGTAGGACAGGATATTGCCGGAGACTCGTTCGCCAAAAGTGTGACGCCCTTTTGCCTGCTTATCTTTGTTGTTCTCCGCCGCAGAGCCGAGAAAAAGATGCGATGGGTTGCAGCACGGCGGCCGATCGCATCTGTGACACACATGAAGTCCTTTTTCTGGAGCTCCGTTGTGCAAAATCCAGGATAGTCTGCTCGCCCATATTGGCCGATTGTGAAAGTTCGCTATTCCATAGCCCCTACCGCAACGTCGCCCCTGCCAGTCCCAGCATGAATCGGGTCCGCCCGAGGTATCTAGGCGAGGAAGGAAGGTGTGAAGATTGGTAGTCATGCACTGTATCCCGCAATACTGCGGGCGGCTCATTTTCCTGCACCGCCAGTCGAATGCGGTCCGCTTCATGGTCGCAGTTTTCCCGCATCCCTTGCAGAGATAATGGACAAAATCCGTCATTTCCCCACTCCTAATGCGCGCAGATATGTGTCGAGTAAGTGCTCAGCCTCGGCTACGTCCTTCGGATCAGCATTCATGATGCGAATGACCTGCTTGATCGTCTTGGGGCAGTAACCTGCGCTCTTGGCCTCGGACATGATATCCTTCTGGTCGCCGCGCAGGGCCTTCACCTCTTCCTCAAGCCGGATATGTCGCTCGATAATAGAGCGCAGACGGTCGGCAGCCACCCCGCCTTCTTGAGCGCGGAAATTATGATCGTTCGGAAACTCAGACATTCTGGCCTCGCATCGGAATGGCAATTTTCTGGACGGCAAAACCGAGCGCGTTGGCCATGCTCTCGGGCATGTCGCGCTTTTTGCTCAGGACCTCAGAAACGGTTGATTTCGGGAAACCATGACGGTCAGACCAGCGAGATAGGCTTCCTTCCATTTCGATCTGGTCGGCCAGGTAATTTCGCAGTTTTGCGAACGGGAGCGCCTGGGTCATTTCTGCAGCTCCTTCCGGGCTGCATCGAGCGCACGCTTGTAGCGATCGACCTCAGACAGCGCCCAAGCCTCGAACAAATCCCAATCTTTCCAGACGACCTGCAGGAATGTCAGACGAAAGGAAGGTGGGGGGCCTGCATGTCGGCCAAGTCCGAACCTTCCGATTTTGATTTTAAACCAGGGCATTTCTCTTGCTCCCGCGCCGCACGGCGCTCAGCGACGAGGCGTTCAACCTCGTCCGCTATGGATGAACACGAGGCCATCAGTTCGATCAGTGCTTCCGCATCGGGAGCATTGGCGCCTGACAGCCAATTCTTTGCGGCCCGTGGCGTCTTGTTCGCAGCACGAGCCAGGTATTCGGCTGCAGACCGGAAAGGGCGGAACTCGCGCGCTATGGCCTGCAGGAGTGAATCTCGAATTGAGAGGGCTGCAGCACTCATTGGCCGCGCACTCGCCGGAAAAGACCGATTTCGGTCCATTTGAGACTGAAATAGGTCCGAGAGAGACCGATTATTTCCCATGTTTTTCCTCCATCATCTGCCTTGTCACCGGCAGTTTGAGGGAGTTCAGAGTTGGACGACGACACCACCACCCACGAGCACGACAAGCCACTGGTCGAGGCAGATGCGAGAAGGTTCACGCAGCGGTTGGATACGCCCGTGATCGCTCTCGACATCATGCGCGCCGCCCGGCTCTGGTCGGTGCTGCACCCGCACGCTACGGGCCAGACGCGGCAACGTCTGGTCGAGCAGTTTGCGGCTGCGGTGGGGGTCGTGGTCGTCATTTGATGGGGTCAGAGGGCGCGCATGTTCTGCGTCAGTTTCAGGGCTTCGAAATAGGGAATTCCAAGCCCGAGCGCGCCCCAGCTTACATCAGACCCGGCTGGCTCTGGCCCCCTTGTGTTAAGGGTGGAGGCAGGGACCGCTACAGGGAGCCGCGGCTGCCCAGGCGCCGGAACCTCGCGCTTCTTCGCCTGGTTGACCTTTGCGGAAACAGCCTTGACCGAGATGCCGCAGCGCGCAGCGATCTCGCTGTACGACAGGCCATCCCGGAAAAGCGCAAGCATCTCCTCCGGAGACGTGCTGCACGGGTCATTGGCAGCAGGAATGCGCGCGTTGAGGAGGCCGTGCTTGATTGCAGCATTGAGGAGGCTCGACTGTTTCCGCCCGATCTCCTTTGCGGCCGCATTCTGCGATGTCCCCTTATTCACGAGCGCGAGGAAGCGCTCAGCCTCATCCTTCGTCACCATGCGATCGCCGGACATTTTCTGCGCAGAGCAGAACGCCCGGCAGAACCGGCGCTTCTGCCAGCTCCATTTCGTGATGTGATCCTCGCGTATGATGAGAGCGCCGCAATAGGCGCAGGGCTTCGTATCGCTCACTTCTGGCCTCCCTTGCGCTCGAGACGGCTTGCGATGCTCTGCAGATCGAGCGCGGAGACGGTGCCAGTCAGAGAAAACGGGGGGTTGGGGGCTGGGGCGCTCATGACTTTACCTCGAAGCGGCGAGCGATATGAGCGTCAAACACGGACACGCTTGCCGCGTGCTTCAGCGGCAGAGCATCATCGGTGCGCGAGGGAGTCGGAAGCTCCCCCGCGCTTTCACCATCTGCAAAACCAGAGGATGAATCCTCATGAGCGAACTTCCCGCCACGAGAGAGGCCCTTATCTGGCGCCTTGCTATTTCGATTGCTGAGGCCGAAGGAAAATATGCGGTCGATCATTTTTACGACTGTGATCGAAGCTACATTTCTGAAGTCTTTTCCCACGCCAAGGAACTTGTGGATGGGCAAAGAAGAAAAGGCCCAACTGAGCAAATTGCGGAGGCGCAGCGGGGTAACCCTGCGGGATGGATGGGTCGTTAGCCATCTATCCATGGCGGAGGCACAAAGAAGCGTCTCCGTCAGCCCCTCGTGGGTTACCTCATGAATCTTGCAAGCGCACTGCAAGGCAGCGATGCGAGTGGAGATGCTCATGACCGTTCCTCCGAGCTTGCAGCCCGCGCCACGCCGGACGCCCAGACGAGCAGGCGGATGGCTGCGCAGGCGGGAATGATGATTTCGAGGAAGTGCAGGAGGCTCATGGGCGGGCCTCCGTAGGGGTGCGTTCGGGGATCGGCTTCGCCATGAACTGACGAACTCGTTCCTCCGTGCGCACGAGCAGCGATCCCCCGTTGCGAAGGCGCGCTACAAAATAGCTGTCGCTCGCGGCCAGCCGCCCGAACGTCGTCTCCGCGATACCGCGGCGGCGAACGTATTCCTCAATCTCTTGGATGAGTTTGGAATTGTTGTTCATGAGGGGAAGATAGTGTGACACATCACACCTCGTCAACAAGAAAAGGTGTGATGCATCGCATCTGCCGGTATGATCTCTCACATGGGATAATGTCATCCATGGAAAGACACCCAGTTGCTGACGAAATCGAAAAACGGATGAAGGAGAAGGGAACCAGTCCCAAAAGGCTGGCGCTCGATGCTGGCCTTGGCGCGACCTACGTACGTGACATCTTGGCGGGCAACTCTCTCGATCCTAAAGCTGGCAAGCTTAGCCGGATTGCCGCCGTGCTAGGATGCACCCTTGAAGATCTGCTTCCTTCCTCGGGCCCGGTGAAGTCAGGGCTCCAACCTGTCATGACCGAGCAAATCGTGGTGCGCGGGCAAGTTCAGGCGGGCGTGTGGCGAGACGCGCTTGAGTGGCCCCCGTCTGATTTCTACACGATAACCGCTCCGATGAATCCTATGTACGCCTCACTGCCTCGTTATGCACTCGAGGTGCGTGGTGCTTCGATGGATCGCATCTTCCCTGATGGTTCGGTGGTCGTGGTGATAAACTTCGGTGATCTCGGGCGTAGGCCGCAGACGGGTGAGCTTGTCGTTGCTGTGCAGCGGTCTGCTCTAACTGAAGAGTTCGAAGCTACGGTCAAGGCTTACCAGGAACGCGAGGACGGGACGATTGTGCTGTGGCCGCAAAGCTCCGATCCCGAATTTGCGACTGCTATCACCATATTGCCATCTGAGCAGGTCCATGAGGTCGGATCTCCCGATGTGACCATTCTTGGTCTCGTCGTCGCCAGCTATCGCCCGAACCCCCGCGTCACGTTCTGAGCCGCAAGAAAGAAGTGCTTGGCGGAGGCCGAGCATTTTTTTTGCACAATAGGTGTGACAGGTCATACTTTTCTATTGACGTGGTGTGACGCATCACACTAACATCCCCCCATCACCACCGATGGGGAAGCCAGATGGCAAACTTCATAAGACTGATGACCCGAACAACAATCCCGGGCCACCACTACGTCAACATTCAGCATATTGCCGAGTTCTTCGCAAAAGGTTCTGGCGCTCATGTCATCCTCATGAGTCAAAACGCTGAAGGATGTGAGAGTTACTTCGTCAATGAAACCCCCGATCAGATCCTTGCCCTGATCGCCGAAGCGCAGGGGGCGAAGTGATGGGCGACGATAAAGCCAGCGCCTTCGATGATGCATTCGAAGAGGCCGAACGAGACGAATACGAGAGCGTATCGATCGACCGCGCAAAACACACTCGCTCCTATCTGGAAGACCTCGTGAGCGAAGACGAAGAGATCGCCTCGTTCACTGTCGCCGAGATCATCGAGCACCTGAACCGCTGTCTCTGACCCTGCTTGACGCGACCCCGGTACGCCGGGGCCGAACAAGCCGGGTTTCCGGCCAGTGTTTCCAGTGATGGAGAGAGAAGATGGCATATCCAGACGGAATGCAGTTTCGGAGCAGCGATACCCGCAGCCCGTATTATCGCGCCAGTGCGATGAGCAACTATCAGGCGGCGGTCAGCCAGGATGCGGAGATCGCCGAGGAAATCCGCGAACTGATCACGCGCACAGAGCAGCAGGTGAACGCCAAGCTGTCCCGCGTGAATGACCGGGGCGCGTTCGATACGGACGAGCTCGATTGCCTGTTCTGTCGCCTTGGTGAGGCGCTGCCGAACCGTGCCGTTCTCGAGCAGAGGGCAGGGTGATGGGCAACGGGATTTACGCGCCGTTCCTGATGGACGTGCATGACAGGCTCATGGCCTCCGCCGAACTGCACATCAAAGCCGCAGAGGCTTTGCAAGAGACTGACAAAGACGCAGCCGAGACCCTGATACGCCAAGCGTACGGAGACCGATCTGCGGCCAAGTCGTTGCGCTGGTCGGTGGAGAGCTTCGGGGTAACGGCAAGCATCCCTGTGGTGCAGGGGGCCGCACAATGACGCCCGCACAGCAGAAAGCCGAGCACGCAGAAATGGCGCTCGCATACCTTCGCAACGCTGCATGGGGCCTGAACAGAACCCCGCACGCAGCCCGACTGATCGGTGATTGGGAGCGCGTGAAGAATGGCGCTGCGACGATGATTATTCCGGCAATGAAGGAGACGCGCTCATGAGCGGGAAGTGGACGCCGGGGCCTTGGAAGGTCGAGTGTTTGGGTGGCAGCTCAACAGTTCTGAGTGCCACGCGGCCGCGATACAATAATACTCGCTCGCCGAGCTATGGATATATAGGTGAGGGTGGCCCATTCTGCATTGCGTCCGTGTTCTGCGATCGTCACGGGCCAAGACTCGATTTCGTTGCGTTTTCTCATGACGACGCCCGCCTTATCGCCCAGTCACCAGAACTCGCTGATGTTCTGGAAGCGATGGTCGAACGCTTCGGGCATGACATTTTCACGATGCCCCCGGAGGACCGCGATCTTCTGACGCGCGCCGCTGCCGTGCTTGCCAAGGCGAAGGGAGAGGGGGCGTGAGCGAAGTCCTCACAATCACCGGCGAGGAATGGCACGCCCTGCGCGCAAGGCATGTCGGAGGCTCCGAGATCGCAGCCCTGTTCGACGCGCAGCCTGATTACGCACTGGGCCTGCATGGACTCTGGCTCGTCAAATCCGGTCGCGCACCCGCTCCGGAAGTCGATAATCCGCGCACGCGCTGGGGCACCCGCCTGGAAGAGGCAATCGCGTATGGTTGCGCCGAACAGGAAGGCTGGAAGATCCGCAAAGGTGGCCACTTCACCGATCTGTCGTGTCGCGGGCTGGGTGCTACGCTCGATTTTGTCATTGAGGGCGGCGAGGAAGGGCGATCCACACCGGGCGCTCTTGAGATCAAGAACGTCGATTACCGAGTGCATAAGCAGTCATGGGTCGATGGTGAGCCGCCACTGCATATCCTGCTGCAGCTTCAGCACCAGCTTGCCTGCTCGGGATTTACCTGGGGAGCAGTCGGCGAATTGATCGGCGGGAATGACCTGCGCATTTATCGCTATGAGGCGCGTCCGAAGCTGATTGCCAAAATCCGGCAAAAGGTCGCAGCATTCTGGAAATCGATAGATGAGGGCAATGAGCCGCCCGTCGATAATTCGACCCAGACGGGAGCGATCCTTCGCGCCATGAATTCGCCCGTTCGCGACGAGATTGCGGACATGGAAGGCGACAACGAACTGCCGGAGATCTGCTCTGGCCTGCTCCACGCAGCGGCCAAGCGCAAGGAGATCGAACGCGAAGAGCAGGGCTTCAAAAATCGCCTGATTGAGAAGCTGGGCACGGCCAAGAAGGCCAGGAGCCAAGGCTTTTTCATCAGCACCATAGTCACACCAGAAAAGGCGCCGCGCGCTGCCCTGCCGGGAGAAATGATCCCGGGCCGGAAGGAAGCGCGCCGCTACGAGATCAAGGAAGCAAACGCATGAGCAATGCCCTCGCAACCCCCACTGAGAAGCTGCGTACCCAGATTACGAGCATGACGGGCGAGTTTCGCAACGCGCTTCCGTCGCACATCAAGCCTGAGAAATTTCAGCGCGTCGTGATGACCGTTGTGCAGCAAAATCAGGGGTTGATGAACGCCGACCGCAAATCTTTGCTCGCATCGTGCCTGAAGTGTGCGGCGGACGGACTGATCCCAGATGGGCGCGAAGCCGCGCTCGTGATGTTTGGGCAGCAGGTCCAGTATATGCCGATGCTGGCCGGTATTCAGAAGCGCATCCGCAACAGCGGTGAGATCGCGAGCATTCAGGCACATGTCATCTATGAGAACGATCACTTCGTCTGGCACCAGGGCGTAGATGCGAGCATCGAACACCGTCCGCTTTTTCCCGGCGATCGCGGAAAGGCAATCGGTGCCTATGCTGTCGCCAAGTTCAAGGACGGCAGTGACCCGCAGTTCGAGGTCATGGATGTAGCCGCGATCGAAAAGGTTCGCGCAGTCAGCCGCGCCGGCAAGAGCGGGCCCTGGGTTCAGTGGTGGGACGAGATGGCCCGCAAGACGGTGTTTCGTCGTCTCTCCAAGTGGTTGCCGATGGATACCGAGGCCGAGGACCTTATGCGCCGGGACGACGAGAACGACGCACAGGATGTCGCTGCGCCGACGATCCGGGTTGAGGCGGAAGCGCCTTCCAAGCTCGACGCGCTCGAGCGTGATGACGATGGAGTTGTACTCGAGGAAACCCGCGAATTGGAAGGATCAGCAGCGTGAGTATCCTCTTCTTCGACACCGAAACCACGGGGCTGCCGAACTATGGCCTCCCCACCAACCACGAGGACCAGCCGCATGTCGTACAGCTTGCGGCCATCCTGACGGATGAGCGAGGCGAAGAGCAGGCGCAGTTGAGCGTCATTATCAAGCCTGACGGCTGGGTGATCCCTGACGGCGCGGCTAGGGTGCATGGCATCACGACAGAGAAGGCGAGCCGATACGGTATCCGCGAAGTGGTCGCAGCCGGGGCGATGTATGATCTGTGCTGCGCTGCCGATACGATCGTAGCGCACAACATCAAGTTTGACCGGCAGATTGTCGGCACGATGTTTGCGCGCGCTGGGCGTGGTTGGAAGCTGCCCGAGCGGCAAGCCTGCACGATGATGAACGCCTCACCGATCGTGAACCTGCCCCCGACCGAGCGAATGATTGCTGCAGGGTATGGCGACAAGCCCAAAGCGCCGAGCTTGGCTGAGTGTATCCGCCATTTCTATGGCGAAGAACTGGACGGCGCTCATGACGCGCTGGTCGATGTGCGGGCCTGCAAGCGGATCTATTTCGAAATGCTCGAACAGGTGCCCGCATGACCGCCGCAGCCTTTCGCAAGATAGAGCGTGGCCTGCTCGAAGCGTTGAATATCGCACAGGTAGGCGACGGGGAAATAGCGGATCGCCTGACGAAAGAGCAGGCGGCACAGGATGCAATTCGCGCCCGGATAGCGGCGCAGGGACAAAGGCATGAGGCCGTGAAGGGCCGGAGCGCAGGGGAGAGACGGGGATGAACAGAACGACGATTGCGACAGCCGTTGCGGAGGCAAAGCGGTTTATCGAGCGCGCAGACGGCTTGATCGAAAAGAGCGATGACAAGTGGTTGAACGATTGCCCGAAGGAGCGTGGCGCTACACGCCGGGCATCAATGGATCTGACGCGTGCCCTTGCTGACATGCGGAGGTCTGAGGGATGACCCACGAACAGAAGCCGGAGAGCGCGGAGTTTCGGACACGGGAGGCGCAGAGGCGGCACATCGCCCAGTCTTGGGCAGACGAGGGAATGAGCTACGCCCTAGCGTATGAATGGGCGAACAGAGAGTTGAGGGAAGCCGAGGCCCGAGGCGCGGCAGAGCAGCGCCGGAAGGACGCGGAGGGGGCAAATCCAACAGCATGGATCATCGCTCAAGGGTTTTATGTGCCGTTTGTCACCTTGGATGCGGGCCTGCTCCGGGGTAAGCCCCATTCCGTCATCACGCCTCTATACGACCGCCCCGCCAACGTCACCGCGCTTGAGGCTCGGGTGAAGGAGTTGGAGGGGGAGGTAGAGCGGCTGAAGAAGCCGGAGTTCTACTCGGTCGAAGATCAGGAAACCGGCTGGTGTGACCTCGAATCTCTCATGGAGAGTCTCGACGGAGACGTTCCCTACTTCGAGCCGGTCGAGATTGATTGCTTCCGAAGTGTGCCCAAGATTTGGGCGTTTTATGACGGCAACACGGTTCATGAATTTGCAACCGAAGACGAAGCCAGAACGGCTTCAGCCGCAGCCATCCGCGAGGGAGGCGAGTGATGCGGGCAGGATACGAAGCGTGGGTGACGCGAGGTTACGGAGGTGATGGGAAATCGCTCTCGCTATCTAAGGCTCGCCTTGGGGAGTTCATGGCCGCCTTGATCAAGTTCGGCGGTGATATTCATGGCATATTTTCGATGCATCGGACCTATCCCAGAGCATATGTGCAAGCGTCTATCTCCCTGCCTGTCGGAATGTCGGAGAAATTCACGGAAGAGACGGGCTTTGCGCTGCAACGTCCGCCGACCTTCAACGTGGGACCAGATAGAAGCCGAAAGGGAGGGCAACGCCATGACTGACCCCACCCCCTTTAACCGCCTCCTGGGCGAGCGGGTACGGCGGATGATCGTCGCACAAGGCCGGTCTCAGGAGAGCGTGGCCGTCGAGGCCAGAATTTCCACGAGTACGCTCGGCTTTCTGATCAAGGGCCAGAACAGCACGATCAACACGGTTCTGAGCGTCATGGCCGCACTCAAGGCCCCGCCTGAGGTCATGGCGGCGATCTATGCCGATTTTGTGGAGCATCGGAAGGAGAGGGTAGAATGAGAAAAGACACATCTCCAGAATACACCGGTGTACGCGCACTCGCGACAAAATGGGCGTGCTCAACGGCGAAGATCTACCGGATGATCAATTCCGGCGATCTGCCCGCAACCCGCATCAGAACCATGATCCGCATTCCCCTGGCCGCAATTCACGAGATCGAAAACCAGACCGCATGTCCGAAGCAGGAAAGCCCCGCCTCTGTCGCGTCTCAGGGCGAGACACATGGCACATCTATCACCAGCGCAAACGCATCTCTACGGGCTGCACGGATCGCGCGTCGGCTGAACTAGTCCTTGCCCGGTATGCTGCTGAGCTATCGCGGCCCACGACAAGGGCCGTCAGTGTCACTGAAATTCTATCCCTCTATCTTCAAGATCGTCGCGAAGCCCTCAAGCCGGGGGCCGAGCGTCTTGGCTGGGCGCATAAGCCGGTGTCTGCATGGTTTGGTGAGAAGCCACCCGAGGCTGTGACTGACCGGGAATGCCGCGCCTATGCTCAGAAGCGTATGGAATCCGGTATAGCCGCCAGTACGGCGCGGACAGAGATGCAGGCGCTTCGGGCGGCGTTGCGGTGGGCGGCGGCGCAAAAGATCATCGCCGAATGTCCGAATGTCCCTCTGCCCTCCCGCAGCCCCCCGAAAGAACGCTGGCTGACGCGGGATGAGGCGCATGCACTCATTGACGGCTGCGAGGCGTTTCATATCCGGCTGTTCGTGATCCTGGCTCTTGGCACCGGCGCGCGTGTTTCAGCATTACTCGAGCTGCCATGGTCGCGGGTCGATATGGATCGGCGAATCATCGACTTGCGCGATCCGGGCAAAGCGCGAACGGCGAAGGGACGGGCGCGTGTTCCGATCAATGACGGCCTGCTTGCCACCTTGCAGGAAGCTCACGCCATCAGGGAAACGGATTGGGTAATCGAATGGGCCGGAGATCGCGTCGCGTCCGTGAAGCGAGGCTTCAGGGCTGCGACGATTCGCGCCGGTTTGGAAGGGGTAACGCCTCACACCTTACGACACACGGCAGCGACATGGATGGCGCAGGCTGGCGTTCCTCTATGGGAGATCGCCGGATTCCTCGGGCATTCGAACACGGCCATGGTCGAAGAAACCTACGCGCATCACTCGCCTGGGCATCTCAAAGGCGCCTCAAGGGTTTTGGACATGACCTTACTGCAACAGTTCCCGGTTGAGCGCGTGAACACAAGCATTCGTAAACGCCAGTAA